GCGGTCAATGTGAGTTACTTACAGCCACCTACTGTAAAGTAGGCGTTGTAGGTCCATTTCACCGGGCAATTCCGCCCACCCAAAATGTACGAAAGGAGGACATTATGTCCAACAACATTTTCAGAGAAGTATATCTCCGTCAAGTAGCTGGACGTCTGTCTACCCTGTACGTACAGGCTGGCAAGCGGACCCCTAACGGCTTTGACACAATCCAGGAATACGCCTATTTTAAGGCTATCTCTGGGTGTGAGCAGTGCTATCTTTGCGATCGCGCTGCGTACATCGTCGTTAAAGGCTGCCACGGTGATTTCACTGGGATGGAAACCAGTGGCTCCATTGAGTTCATCTGTGCGCACGGCGTCGGGATCGATTCCGACGAAGAGTTCACAACGTGGATCAATGAAGTGGTAGCGATGCATGGTAACGAGCCCATCGGTCCGGCACTAGTAGAAATACTGTACTGGTCTGAGGTCTACGATGCCATGATAGCTACCGGGTAGACGTATTTTGCTGTACGTCTATATTCTCTATGACAATCCCTTTTACATTTGGGATTACTGCGTCATAGTCACATCGGTTCCCTTGATAGGGGACCAACCTTAACTTTCACACTTAAGAGGAATCGGATATGCGAGTCCGGAAACGTGGTACTATGGAGAAGGTACAGTCATCTTATGACGGTACCGTCCATAATTGGGATTGCACTAGTAGTGCTACCAGCAAAAGTATCGACTTCGACTACTATGTAGGCGAGGAAGAGACCATGCACGACGTTGTTATTCCGGGCTTTCACCGACGGTCAGCTAAGGGGGAGATTTTCATCAACCCAATGCACTCCTTTAAAAAGAAGCGCGAACTTAGCTTGGGTGCGTTTTCCTACTACGTTGCTAAGGATGAGGAGGACTGCGATTACAGTCAATCGTATTCGCAAGCTCCTCACACCATCAACGTACTAGGCGCACCAGTCACCCACCTTCAGGTGGGTGAACCTTCCGTGGCGGCTCTCCGTAGAACAGCTAGTACTCAAGCAAAAGCCAATATCGACGACTCCACAATTGATGGATTAGTCTTTCTTGGCGAATTGCGTGAAACTATTGGCTATCTACGTGACCCGCTATCCTCATTTAACAAGTTCCTGTCAGGGGTTAGGAAAACCAAAAACCGTAAAGGTTATGTGGGTCCTACTGCCGGTTTCCTTTCGGATAACTGGCTGTCGTATCGCTATGCGATGCGGCCCCTTGCAAGTGACATTGTTAACGGCATGGATGCCATTCTCGACACAGTCGATGGCTTCGACCCTGATCGCCGGACTGCTCGCGGTTACGCCAGTTCATCTGGCTCGCTGAGTGATTCCGGGTTGATTGGGGGAGAGCCATCGGTTGAGACAACGTATGATACGACGTCCACCCATGATGTTTCGGTTCGCGCAGGTATTCTATATGAATATTCGCGTTCACCTGACACATGGGGGATGGCGGCTCATCAGTTGCCCATAGCTGCTTGGGAGTTAATCCCTTTTAGCTTTGTCGCAGATTGGTTCGTCAATATCGGTCCATGGATAGAGGCGATTACACCCGTTGCCGGAGTGCGAGAGTTAGGCTCGTGGACGACTGTTCGTCGTGTACGTGAAACGGTTCGAACCAGTTACCGTTCGTTTGGTGGTTACACCAGCGGAGGGGGACTGACTCGGGAACGTCACATAACGGCGGACAACCAAACGGTAGAAACTTATTCTACCACTTCAACCACTCGGTCACCTGGTCTCGATGTGGGCCTTACTTTTAAGGTGTCACCCCTTGCGGGCGACATCGGTAAGGCACGCATACTCGATCTGGCTGCGCTGGGGAAGCAAATCCTCAGTTCTTAAGACCTTTTTGCAATTAACCAACTAGGAGAATGCTATATGGCACTCACCGTAAACGCCAAGACGTACAATAATGATACGTCTCGCTCACCGGATATCTACCGGTATCTTGGTCCTTCCCATGACTCCGACACTAACGATATGATCGATCTGTATCGTTACCCGCCGCCCTCAGGGGCAGTTGGAAGTGTCAAGTCAAAGTCCAGGATCAAGCTCACCCGCAGTTGTACTGACGGGACAGACCAACTCAGTACCGACGCGATTGTCGATATTGTAGTGTCTGTACCTACCGGCACTGCTACGGCTGAGATAGCCGCCTTGGTTGATGACTTGGGTGCGTGGCTTGCCACGACTGCCGCGGACGACCTTGTTCAATCTCGCATTATTAACCAGTAAATCGCCTTTCGGCGGTTCTGAGTAATAGCGAGCTTATGATTAAGGTCATTTGCGGTACCCTTGTAATTCTCGTCGGTATGTATTTAACCGTCGAGGTTCATCGCATGCGATACCCATACTGGGTGTCGCATCACCAGGCAATAGGAGAGACGTTATGTCCACACCTAAGCGAAAGAGGGGTTGTAATACCTCTTTGTCGCGAGCGGGATCATCTCTTTACAGAGGAATCCTCCGCTCCTATCTCAGTACCAGTAACCACTCTAACCGGGATTATCTCCTCGATCTTATCGATCGTGGGGACTTTCCAGGACTTCTAGAGTGGTCTGAGCTATCGAGTCCACAGTTGTATGACTCGGCCTCGTCGTATTTTGAGGACGCTCAGATGTCATCACTCATTCGAAAGTATCCTTTCTCCTCGCAAGAGGTCCCGGGTCTTGACCCGGAAGCAACGGCTATTCGGACCTTTATCAGGTCTGAACATCGTTGCGGGAGGATTAATCTCGTTACACGTCTCCGACGTCGTCAGCGTATTGCTGAAGACGGCCAATTCTGGCAGGATGCGCGTACCTGGATAGCTCGAGTAATCGGGGAAACCCCCGACGTATCTGCTATCTTGGGTGAGTGTGACTTTACAGGTGGGGCATCTGTGGGAGTACATGGAAATGCGACCAATATCGCGCGGAAACTTACCGCCGAAAAATGGTCCTGTACTCCTGCTGCCCTTCCGTATGCAGTGACGGCACTCTGGCTAAACCAGCATGCGGTCGAAGTTATCCAACCAGATCATGGCGGCTTCTATTGCCATGACCCTGAGGACTTCCGAGACCGTGTGCGCCAGAGGGTTGAGCGTACGAGCTGTAACAACATCACGTTTGTACCCAAAACGGCAAAAACCCATCGTAGTATTGCGGTGGAACCATTGCTTAATGGCTTCGTGCAGAAAGGGGCCGATGTTTACTTGAGGAGGAAACTCCGCAAGGTAGGCATTGACCTCTCAGATCAGCGCTACAACCAGGTCCTAGCTTGGCTAGGGTCTAGAGGTGGTTCTGATCCCTTCTGTACGATAGATCTCGCATCAGCTTCTGATAGCTTAGCTATCGAGGTTGTGCGCGACCTACTACCCCCTGACTGGTTCGAGTTTTTGGACTCTATCCGGTCACCGAGGTACCGCCTCCGTGGGCAGGACTACTCTTACGAGAAGTTCTGTTCCATGGGTAATGGCTTTTGCTTCCCTCTACAAACACTTATTTTTGCTAGTGTTTGTCACGCAGCGAACCGGTACTGTGGTCGCGATTCTACCTTCGCCGTTTACGGTGATGATATAGTCGTGCCGCAGTCTCACGCCCTGCTTGTCATTGAGAAGTTGCGAACCCTAGGGTTCAAAACGAATCGTGACAAGACTTTTGTAACGGGGCAATTCCGAGAAAGCTGTGGGAGGGATTGGTTTAATGGGCAGGACGTTCGTCCTGTAATGTTGGATAAGATCATGACTGACGTTCGTCAGCTATGTGCTTTCCACAACTCGACATATCGCTCGGAGATGACTGAAGAGGCCTTCACAGGCGTCAGACAGTTTCTCCGCTCGTTCCAACCGGATTTACTTCGGCCAGGACGAGAGCCGGGGGACACGTGTTTTTCTGTGCCCCTCGACGTAGCGATGGCGTCACCATTGGTTAGGTGGCGTTCCGATATTTACGCGTGGGCCTGGGTTGAAATTCAATCCAAGTCTCGTAACGATCGTATCGGACGTGTTGGACCAGTTGAGAAGCTGGTCGCGTATGCGGTGATGAGAGGTGCACAATCCTCATCACCCTTTCCATTACGTTATATGAGTACGCCAAAACGCCGCGTCGTTGCTCGTCCATGGTTGGACAGGCAAGTTACGTGGTTCGGTGACGGTACCGGATGCGCCTTAAACTTCACCATCCCTGGTGAAGAGAGGATTGCTACCGGATCGTCTACTCATTAACGCGAACACTCGCTGGC